ATGTCAAGTTAGCCTGCCAGAGGTTCTTGGACATGGTGGAGCGCAAGGATGCGGCTTACGAGTTTGTCCCTGCCAAAGCCGAACACATTCTCAAGTTCACCCGGTTTTGCAAGCATGTGAAGGGTGTTGACGCGGGGAAGCCGATTGACCTCCAGCCGTTCCAAGTCCTCTTCCTGGCGGGCATCTACGGGTTTCGAGCGAAGGCCGATCACTCCAGGCGGTGGGTCACCGATGTCATTCTGTTCGTGCCTCGCAAGTCGGGGAAGACAACGGTCGCGTCCATCATCGCCCTATACGAACTCATGTTCGGTGATGCTGGTGCCGAGGTGTTCACGCTTGCTACGAACCGCGAACAGGCGACGATCTGCTTTGACTCCTCGAAAGCCATCATCGAGTCAATGGACCCTAACCTGGCCGCGAAGTACTTAATTTATCGGCATGAGATCAAGAAGCAGGGCGACTCGACTTCCACCTACCGCGCTCTAAGCAGAGAGAACCGCAAGACCGGCGACGGCAAGAACCCCAGTTGCGCGATGATTGACGAGGCGGCGCAGATTGTTGAGCGTCAGTCCATTGAGGTTCTGCACTCCGGTATGGGAGCGCGGAAGAACCCTCTGCGGATGTATCTGACCACTGCGTCCTTCACTAAGGAAACCAAGTTCTATGAAGACCTCAGTTACTTTAGAACGGTTCTTAAAGGATCAGCGCAAGACAATGGTCGTTGGTTCGGTCTACTCTATTCCATTGACGCTGGAGACAACTGGCAAGACCAAAGCACCTGGGCTAAGGCCAACCCAATGCTGGGAGTTTCTGTCTCAACCGAGCATATCCAGCATATGGCCGATGAGGCATCAGCAAAACCCGCAAGCCTTAACGAGTTCCTGTGCAAGCAACTGAATGTCTACGTTTCAGCTAATGCTGCGTGGGTGGATCGCAGGTTCTGGGATGCATCCGTATCCGCAAAGCCAACTGATAAACCAGAAAGCACCTTTGTGGCATTTGACTTGGCACATTCCCGTGACCTTAATGCCATCTGTACGCTACACCGATACGCTGAAGACAACTTCTGGGCTGAGTGGCAGTTCTTCCTGCCTGAGGAGTCCCTCGACCTCATTCCAAATCACTACCGACCGACCTACCTACAGGCACAGGCTTCTGGGATTCTCAAGCTCACTCCGGGTAATGTCACTGACCACGGGGAAATTGAAGCCTACATTCGTAAGCTATGTGAGGTACATGAGGTAAAACAGATCGGATTTGATCCCTACAATGCCGCATCATTAGTTGCCAATCTGTATGCAGACGGGCTTCCTGTTGTCAAGGTGGGCCAGGGTATGGCTATGCTGTCAGCCCCAAGCAAATTGACAGAAGAGTTGATCATGCAGAAGGCTATCCACCACGATGGGAATCCTTTTGTAGGCTGGCAACTCGAGAACTGCGAGGTCTACAAGGATGTGAACGACAACATCAAGGTTAGAAAGAACGAAGCAGACCCATCGGCAAAGGTTGACGGCATCATTGCGATGATCATGGCTATCCATGCCCACATTGATAACGTCTTCGTCTCAGATTCGTTTGGTTTCAGATCGTTAGAGTGGTAATATGTAGGAAAAGGGGTCTGACATGGGCATTTTGGACGTATTCCGTAAGAAAACGACGGCCAAAGAAGCGAATTCTTTGTTCGGCCAAACGGCACTTGGTAACCAAGTTGCGCGGCAAACTTCCGGTAATGGCGCTCAGAATGCCCAACTTTTGTATGTCACGACCAGTTCAGTAAATGATGCTGGCCGACAGATCAACGTAGGGACCCTGAGTCGCAATTCGACGGTGATGGCATGTATTGGTGCCAAGGCTAGAGCGGTTAGCCAGCTTCCTTTGCGTGTCATGTGCGAGGTTGAAGGAACCTATGTTGATGCCATCAAAGATGAACGTGTAACGGCAAGAGATCGAATCAAGGCCAAACAGGTCTTGAACCTGCTGCAAAGCCCCAACCAGTTTCAGTCCCAGTACGAGTTCTGGTATCAGTGGCTCATGTGGCATGAACTGACGGGCGAAACGTACACCCTTTGGTGGCGCAAAGACAACGAGAACCCGACCCAGACGCCTTCCGAGATGTTTATCTTGGACAGCACGATGGCAACGATTCAGATTACTCCTACGCGCTACCCTCTCTATCGCCTATCAACCTCTTCCTACGGGTTCTCCAAGGACGATCCGCTCCAGGCCCATCAGGTCATGCACTGTATGGACATGGCTTGGCAAGGAACTGGCGGCTTCAACAAGGGCATCCTAGCCGTGGAGTTGGTCAGCCTGGATCAGGACATCGACCTTTATTCCAACTATGTGATGTTGAACGGAGCCAAGCCCTCTGGGATGTTTGTTACCGATTCAGTGATTCCTGATGGCAAGTACAAAGAGATCGCCGCTCGACTGAAGGAAGCCTGGGCGAACATGACGGGTTCCCAGCGCACTGATCCTTCGAAACCAGGCCAAGGAATGCTGCTTGATCAAGGCATGAAGTATGTTCCTTTGGAGATGCTGACCCTGCAGGACGCTGATGCGCGTGAATTAAAGCTGCAGACCATGAAGCGCTTGTGCGGTGTGTTTGGTGTGCCTCCTTCCATGATTGGAATTGGTGAATCCAAGTACAACAACACACAGACGATGCTGGATGAGTTTTACAAGTCCACCATCTACCCGATTCTGGTCAATGTCCAGCAGAAGCTGAAGCAGCACCTCCTTTCTGGCTACCCAAATCTTTGCATTGAGTTTGATACTCGCAACTTCCTCAAGGGCGCTCCTCTGGATCAGATGAACTTCGCTAAGGCGGGCGTCTCTGGTGGCATCATGACCCCCAACGAAGCGCGAGAGTATCTGGGCATGGCTTATTCAAGTGATGAGTCTGCTGGTAAGTTGGTTTCTAATGCAAAGGATCAGAATATTCCAGGCTCAAGCCCCCAAGACACTGGTGGTGGTGGTGGAGCGCAGCGTCAAAGGATGAACATTGGCACAACTTGACCCGCGAATTCTGGTAGCATTGGCTAATCAGGTGCGACAATCTGTTGCATTTGATGCTAGGATCGCCCCTAAAATACAAGATACTGACCAAAGTAAACTAGGGGTCATCAATGAAACAACTGCAATTAGTCTGCGAAGCAAAGCTCAGTCTCCCCGAAAAGGCAAGCCAAGAGCCAACGGGAAAGATTGAAGCCCGAGTCACCACTTGGGGGGCACGGGAAGGCGCAGACGGTCGCAAATTCTTCTACAAGCCTGAGGGTTTCGCTACCTGGGCAGAAGAGTTCTCCAAGGCGGGTCGCCCGCTTCCTATGTTCGTCAACCACGCCGCGGATGCCATGCCTGTGGGCCAGTGGGATTCGTTTGAGTTTGACGATGAGGGCATGAATGCGAGTGGTCGCTTGTATCTGAACACCACTGCTGGTTCGGATATGTACCAAATCATGACCGAGAGTCCTGCCATGTTTGGTGGGGTATCCGTTGGTGCTTATGCCGACGAATACAGCATGGTCAAAGAAAACGGTGATATGTGCGATCAAGGCGACATGGACGATGGATACTTTCAAATCACCAAGGGTGGTTTGCGAGAAGTCTCTGTTGTCATGTACCCCAATAATCCGGCGGCAGAGGTCAAGAAGTTGGAGTTCTTCCGACCTGATGGCACTGCCGATCTGAAGGTTTTGGAATTGGCCTTGCGTGATGCTGGGTTGTCCAAGAAGGATGCGGTCACTTCCGCATCTATCTTTAGGCGAGTGCTTGAACAGCGTGATGTTGTTGAAGTCAAGCCTGATGCGCCGCCGCAGAGTGAGTCTGATGCGGATGTGACCGAAACGGAGATTCTGAAGGCTCTTGAAGAGCGCGAACTTCTCAAACTCCTATCTCAACGACTGAAAGGTTAAGCATGTCTCAAGTTATCCTCGAAAAGCTGGACGCAATCGAAGCCCAGCAAGCCGCTAAGATCGAAGCTGCGGTTGAAGCTGTCAAGTCGGAAGTCACCGACAAGATCGCTTCGCTGGAGGCCAAGGTCGCCCAGGTGCAGGCCCCCGCAATCATCCGTGAACTGCCCAAGTCCGTTCGCCAGGATGTGAACCGCGCTGTCCGTGAGCAACTCAAGTCTTTCTCTTCTGGCAAGTCCCAGTTTGAGAAGGAACTGGTGATGTTCCAAAGCGAAGAGCAGATGCAAGCCTACTTGAAGGAAGCCTCTGCGCTGACGGCTGGTGGTGACGGCAAGGGTGGGCGTACCGCTTATGACCCGATCTTCGCTCAGTTGCGTCTGGCAAACCCGATGCGCGGCCTGTCCCGCACCGTGACCACCGATGGTTCTTCGTATCAGTTCCGCGTGAAGACCGGCAATGCTGGCGCACAGTGGGGCTACGGCGTTCAAAATAACGGTGCCAGCACGACGGAAGACACCAGCATTTGGCAGATCGTCC